AAATTATTATCTTTGATGAAGTCGTAATAGATATCTTCTTTAAACTCATCCCATTCTTCGGTAGTACAAACACCTTTGAGTACTAATTGAACTCTTAGTATATCATCAAATACAGATGAGAATTTATTCCGAAGCCTATCAACGAATTGTGCAAATTTAACTTCATCTCGGGTAACTTCTGTAACACGACCTAAACCTATCATGCCACCTTGTTGTGGTTCTAATCTTGAAATAGGTACATTTAAAGACTGTAGGAGTTTTTGTCTGAAATAAACTACATCAGCCAATTCACCTAGATTTTGCCCAGCAGGAAGAGTGGTAATCTCAGTGCCTTTGCCACCTTCACGTCGTGGTAACCAAAAGTCTTCGAGCATTGACATGTGCTTTCTGTCATCCCGAAGCTCACCTGTAGATGAGTCATATACCATTTTGTTACGGTACTTGACCATAACATCTCTAAGATACTGTTCAGCTTTACCTTTTGGTAAATTACCTACGTCAATATAAAATACTCGCCGCTCAGGTGCTCTAGAGATTCTGTATATTACAACCGCATCCTCAATCATTCTCAGTTGATTTAGAGGTTTAATGGCCTTATGAAGATAAGAAATTACAAATGTATTTTTTGCATCCATAAGCCCAGAATTAACATTGATAATTGATTCTGGTGAAATACGAAGCCCTGTACCTATAGAATTAGCATATGACTGTGATTGCCCTTGATCATTGAAGACATAGTATTCGGCAATAGATGCAATAATATTTGCACCAGTTTTAGGGTCTTTTGTTTTTTTAACTTCACGAACCTTGCGAATCTTTCTTGGGTCAATATACCGTAATTCTTTAATACCTTCTTTAGGATTCTTTTCATCTACAACAACATGGTAATATAATCTACCATCAATATACCAACGTCTGAATAAGTCATCAGCCATATTGCTGAAGTTTAACATCTTCAATACATTTTTATACTCTTCTATTATTTTCTTTTTGATATTAGTTGGTTGTTCTAATTTATCTAAAACAATATCAACTGCTCTTCCAGATTTATCATGATTAACTGCCTCATTGACAATATCGTCAATAGCCATGGATAATTCTGGATGATTAGACATCTCACGATATCTTGTGACAAGTTCTATCTCATTACGAAACGATCCTTCTAAATCAACATATGTGCCATAATAGGCATTTGTTGTAATATTAACTGCGCCATCATCCGTAGCTTCGGAAGGAAGTGTAAAAGATGGTTGCTCAGGCGATTGAGCCTGAACAATATCTTTTTTACCTAATGTAAAACCAAATAATTTTACTGCAATTTTAGGTGCCTCTCATTCTATAAAAAGAACAAGGGGGAAAATCCCCTTGTTACTACACTACACCAGTTTCTACAGCATCCCACCATTGATATGTGAGATTAACTGTAAATTCTTCAATGGCATCATTTGAACCCCAATCAACATCAATTGCAGAAACTTCAGTAGGAAATAATCCGACAAATCTATATTTCTTCAGAACATCTCCACTTTTACTAAATTGTTTAACATCACCATCAACTGAATAACCAAATGGAGCTTGAGCTGCAGGATTTCGGACATTAAGGTTATGACTATTAATGCCATTTAACCATCGTTCAAAAGCATTTCTAATTACGAAATCCTCATCATTGATTATAGTAATTGACCAATCAGCAAATTGGCGGTTACCTGCAAATTTTAATTCGCGGCCAAAGTACTGTACAGGCACAACACCTATTGTAGAAGCAGGTAGTTGTGCTGTTTTACACATAAATGTAAGTTTTGTTTGTGCGGCTCCTGGGGCTGAGAACCCTGGGAAAGGCATTGAAACTTCGAAAAGATTAGGCCGAGCACCATCACCAACCATCTGTGACCGGAAATCATTGACTGAAAAAGCCATTTTTTATTCTCCTGTTAATGTATATTTATTGTATTTAGTAGTCATATTAGAACTTACCAACTACCTCGTCAAACGATACACCAGTCCGGACGGCAACGAAATTCAGTTGTATGAAATTAATCGAGCGTGCAGGCTTGATGTAAATATCACCAATAAATTCATTTCGGTCAATTACTTCGCCAGTATTGTTTGATGTATCGCATACAACACGGAAATCAGTAATACCGCGGCGACCTTGAATGTCACGGAGAAATGGTTCAACTAGATTAACAAATTGTGCTCTTGTAAATTGGTCATTGAATTCAAATAATGAATATCGTGCTGCCCGAGCAATTGCTTTTTCAAGAACGATGAATAAACGCCGAACATTGATACGATCAAAAGCTGATGGTTTATTCAACAGAGTTTTATCTCCAAATAGTACAATTCCCTCACCTTGAAAAGAACAAACAGGATTAATACCTTTAATATACAGATTATCCCGATTTGTTTTTGTTGGATTGAAAGCAAGTTTAATGGCATTTCTAATCTGCCCACGATTTAAACCACCTGGAGAGAACCATGCATCTCTTTCAAGGTCAGTCTTGGCACATAGGCCTGCAATATCACCGTTCAGTGGAACCCAACGATATACGTCATTGTATTTGTCATACTGATATTTCCAATTGCTATCCATAACAACATAAGAAGAGGACGAAAATGTAGCTCTTGTAGCTGTAATAGCTGTTACTTCAGATCCAGCATTATCAACACAGTCAGTTTTTAATGGTGAAACAAACAATACGCAATCTTTTCTAGTTTCAACCATTGTAGTTAAATCAGTTACTATAGCTGCTGTTGCAGGGCCAGAAAGAACTAATGAGATATCAACAGATTCTGCTGGATCAAAGAAATCAAATCCAGAGATAATGTTAGCCGCAACTATCGTACCGTCAGCACCGCCACTCAGTTGAAGAACTGAATTAGCACCTGCCACCAATTGTTTGAAAGTGTTAGCTGAAGCGGCAGTTCCACCAAATGCAGTATTTCCTAATCCTACGTTAGCAGCTGCTGGATGTGACACCCACCAAATGTATTCTGATTTTGCAGCAATTACATTTTTGTAGAAGTTTGTATTGCCTGAATCATCTTTTGCATCAGAAGCTTTAGATACGAATGCATATTTTTCTAGAATTGTACCTGTGGTACCAGACCAGGCACCAGTACTATCAACAACCGCAATATGAATCTCATCATTTGAACTACCAAAAGAAGCGGCATAGGTAGAAGTTCCAGGTGCAGCCGTAAAGCTTGATGCATAAGTCCAACCCGTGAAGTTGTTTGCATCACACATTGAGACTTTAATTGAGTTGCCTAGAGCACCGGCATAACGAGCGGCCCATTGCCCATAAGCACCAACTGCATTACCTTGTTGGTTATCAAGCCAATCATCGTCATTTTTAATGAGTACAGCCGTACCGTTTGCCGTAGCATTGAAAGTTCCCGAACCCTTAGCACGAACAATTTTAAGATTGCTAGTATAAGATAAAAAGTTAGCACAAGTAAACCAATGCTCATAAGAAGAGGAATCTGGTTTACCAAACGTATTTACTAGTTGAACTTCATCCGAGATAGTAATAATTTCGTCAATTGGACCCCAAAGAAATGGTCCTGCAAATGCGCCAATTGAAGTTGCAACTGAAGGTACTATTGTAGTCAGATCGATTTCTGATACATTTACCCCAGCGGACAGTTGAAATGCCATTGGATTTCTCCTTTAGTGAATATTAATCAAATTCTATTTATTCTTGTATTTAGTTTTTTACAATCTTGAGGATGTGTATCCTCTTTCCGACCATATATCATCACCAGATACTATAATCTCTTCTTTTCTACCATCATCAAAAATACCTACTGGGGTAAGAGATTCATCATCCAACATATTATTCTCAGATAACATCAATTTTCTGATATCAATATTAGTAGAATCTTTAAAATAGGACTGTGCAACTAACCATGAAAATATAACCAATCCCATGACCAAATCGTCATTATTACCTTCTTCAGCTGAAAACGAATCACGAACCCGAACAAAAGTATTCATCTCGGCAATCGTGTCAAAATCATTAATAATAAGTTTATTATTCTCTATTAATGTTTTTAAGTTTGCACATCCAATCTTTTTGACCGTTTTTGTTGTTCTAATTCCAAAGGTACTAGACCTTTTAAATCCACCAGATATCGTTTGGCCTTTGATATGGTGATGTTCTAGCTTATATATGTTCTCATATTCCAGATCATAATGTAAAATATCTACAACTTGTTGCCCTACATTATTCGTTTCTATGAGTGCAAAAGCCTCATTATATTTCTTGGATACAGAGTATATAACCGTAGGGAAAAATAACAGAGGCAACTTATTGTTTCTATATTTAGCCACCTGTTTATAGGGTGTCTGAGTTACATCAAGCACATTGATGGTTGAATAATCTAAATTTACACCCTCTGCACAATCTACCGTAGAAATATAAAGATGGTCTTTTATTGGTTCTTCATATATGTCAAACCCATCGGCTGAAGATAGTGGATTATGAAATGCAAGACTTCTCAATTTGGCACCAGATATAAGAGTGGCTGATGAGCCAATAAATTCCGTCTCAAATTCTTGTCTAAACTGCTCTTCACTGGTGTTTCTTATAGTCTCATTTTTCCAAGCCTCATCTCTTCCAGGCACTTCAGACCAATGAACTTCTAATGTTTTATATAATGAACGATTTTCAATTGCATCGGTCCACATCTTATAGAATAGATTCAATCCATTGGGTGTTGAAACTATGATAACTTTTGTGGTTTTACCAGATGATATTACTGGATAGGTTGACTGAAAAAACTCTGTGGCCATGTTGTGTGGCACGAAAGCAAATTCATCAAGGAAAATCAAATTATAAGAACCTCCGCGAACACCTGATGCACTTGTTGCATATGCAAATACCATAGAACCGTTTTCAAGCTCTATGTTACCTTTGTTCCATACTTTAATACCTTGTTGAAGCCAAACTGGTAAGTATTCATATGCATACTGTAAGCGACCAAGAATGTCTCTGGCTAACTGCCCT